TCATCTCCCAATGCTTCTTCTCTAATTTTTTCATCCTGTCGACCCCACCATTCTAATGTGCCTTCATCCACGTGTCGACTTAATTCACTTTGTTCATCTACATCTACTCGTAGGTACAATCCTGCGTGTGGTTCTGAATCTGTATAAGGATCAAACTTTATAGCACCCAATGTCAATACAGTAGCATCTGGTCTGGTGCTTAATGTTTCTAAATCTATCATTCCGTGTATAGCCATCTATCCTCCAAAGTCAAATAGGTTGTTAAATGTATTTTTGCTTTCAGTTGACTTGATATCCCAACCTAATACTCCAAGCAAGTTGCCTAATTTGTTATCAATTATTGTGCTTTCCATTGTAGCATCATCAAATGGCAATTCTTTAAACCATTGTGGAATATGCAATTCGTCTACAGGATATGCAACACTAGTAAAGTCCAATGGATTCTTTTTCAATTTACATACAATAACTTTCATACCATCCATAATTTCTTGCGAATATTTGTCACTGTTCATACGTTTAAGTGTGTTCCAATTTATACTTGCTCGAACGTGTCCAGGCATGTTTGCTTTACCTTGTCTTGCTTCTTTTTTAGCATATTCGCCTATATTGTTTGCTCTACGAGGAGATCCTTTCTCCCAACCTGGTCTTAATTTGAATTCATTTCTAAACTGAGTTATTCTATCCAACACTTGTTCTTCATTACTATCTGTAAGCACCATTAGTAACAATTCAGACAAAAAGTCTTGAATGTATACAGGAGTATCTGATCTTTTCAAATCTAGTCCCATTGCTTTAATTTTACCTGGTTTACCTTCTTGATCAGTTCTAAATCCTTCTAAGTCATAGATTAAAATTGCATATCTTTTCTTAGTGATAAACAAACCTGATTTTGCCACACTTTCTCTACCTGCTTGAATTACTTCTGCTCTTGACTTCATACAATGAAATGCTTGGCCCATAAATTTTTTAAATGAATTATTTACTTCTCCTGCAACCTGATCATATAATTTTATCACACTTTCTTTTGTCCAAGGTATTTGTCCTGCATCTATTTCTTTTTTAAGAACTTCATATGCTGAAAAGTAAGCAGAATCTGTATCACCATATATAATTGCTTTACCAACATGATTGTATTCGCCTGTTATTACTTCATTGATCTTGGATGCCATGTGTTTGGATATCTGTCTGCCCGACAGTGTTGTTGATTGTCCAATACGTTTGTCAAAGAATCTACAACCAGGATTTAGAATAGCACCATACAAACTGTTCAAGTTAATCTTCTTAACCAACTGTCGTTTATCCCAAAATTCAATCTCTGCATCATTCTTTGCCTCTTTGGCTTTTTTCAACATTGCCTGCATTTCTTTTCTTTCTTTGTACCAACGAGCAAGTAGTCCAGGTATTACACCTTCAAACTCACTTGTAAATATTGTTCCATTTGCACTGATCATCATAGGATTGTTGCTGTCAAATATCATCTTGTAAACTTCAGCACCACTCATTACATCTGATTTACCATCTTCCCAATCTACATTAATACTGATATCTTTTCTTTGCTCCATCACAGCATCATATTCTAATGATCCAAAATGATTTTCCCATGCACCAGCAAATGACTTCTTCTGCAATGTCATTTGTTCTTCGATGTATTCATCTGTGTATGTTGGTCTCAATTGTCCCATCACACATTCTGGAGCCATGTTCAATGCTCTAATCACAGATGGATACAGTGAATTGATATCCATCGAACCTATCCAACTGTGTAAACCTTTTCTTGGATATGCCACATATGCACCTGCGGCTGTTGTAGAATCTTCATCACGTTTTGGTCTATTAGGAACTTGAACTCCTCGTCTATGTGCTTCATTTATAATTGCTTGTTCTGTTACTGCCACTGCTCCTAGTGTTGTTTGAAGTAACACAGTGTTGGCGTGTGCTAATTCATTTGAAAGTGCTATGAATCTAAGTTTACGATCCAATTTGTCTAACAACGCAGTATCTTGTCTGTTGTATTCTATAAATGTTCTGAAGTCTTGATTATAAAGTTGATCCAAACTGCCTTCATACACAGTTTTTCTTTCACCTATTTCATGTTCACCTATAGCATCTAACCTGTACGAGTGTCTTTCTTCATAGGTGTATTTTCTATAAAGTTCTAATGAATCCAAATGCACTCTGCCTACTAGGTCATAAGTTTCCTGTTCTCTACCATATCTTTCAAAAGTTCTTTTCTTAGGCATCTGTTTCCATAAACACAAGCGTCTTGTGTCATCTTTACTCATTACCTTTTTAATTCTGTTTATGATGTATGGCAAGTCATAACCTTCTGAATTCCATCCTGATATTACATCAGCATCTTCGATTATATCTAAAAATGCTTTAAGCATATCTGCTTCATCTTTATAAAGATACACATTGTCTATGCCTTTTGTTAATTCTTTTGCTTCTTCTATACCCATTGTTTTAGGAGGTATAGCAAACGTAACCATGGTCTTTAACCACTGCAATGAAACTGTGATTGCTGTGATTGGCATAAATGGATCACTAGGTTGACTGAATCCTTTTTCAGGATCAAAGTCCGCTTCAATATCAAAGAATGCTATATTTAAATCGGGTGCATTTTGATTAAGATAATTTTCACTTAAACATTGAAAGATTGGATTTATGTCTGATTCGAATAAAGTTTTATTTCTATTGATTGCAAGTTCTTTATGAAAATCTTTTGTGTTCTTAGATACGATTCTATTTAAAGGCTTACCTGTAGTACTCTTGTATTTGCCACCTGGATCTTCGTGATAGAATGTGTATTTGATTGGATATTCTTTGAATACCCTTTCTTTGTTTTGTCTTTCAACAACTCTGATGATGTCAGAGTTTCTGTCAAAATATCCGTCTATGTAACTCATTTATTCTCCTTTTTGTCATTTGTGGCTGACAAAATACCTAAAATCAATTGTGGCTGATATTGCCTTACTTTATATAATATAATAGTATACCTCCGAAACCCATTGCTGTCAATACTAAATTTGTTACAATCAGTGCCGGTTCTTTCCAAAGAAAGGATACTATTAACCAAACTATTCCGCCCATTGCCAGAAGCAGTGGACCTGCAGGATATAGTTCAGGAAATCCTGCATTTACGAATGTGCCTATAATTAAAATTGCCGTTGCTAACCATTTTAGGTTGTTGCCTGTTGTTACTTTTTTCATAAATTAATTTGTTTCATATCTATCAAATACTCTGTTGATCACATTGTTCACTCTTACAAAGTGTGCCGCTTTAGGCATATCTTTGATACGTCTTGCTCCAATATAAGTGCAAGTGCTTCTGACTCCACCTAACAACTGTTCAATAGTGTCTTTGACTGAGCCTTTGTCATCTAATACAACTGTTTTGCCTTCTGTGCCTCTGTATCCATCTTTTCTAGAACCATGTGTTGTGAATGCTGATTCAGAACTCATTCCATAAAAATATCTTTTACCATCTCGTAATTCAGTTTCACCTTCTTCATGTCCTGCCAACATACCACCAAGCATGACAAAGTGAGCACCACCGCTCAATGCTTTTGAAACATCACCTGGCTGAGTACATCCGCCGTCAGCAATGATATGTCCTCCAACACCATTCGCCGCATCTGAACATTCCATAATGGCTGAAAATTGTGGAACACCTACTCCTGTTTGTGTTCTTGTGGTACACACACTGCCTGGACCAATTCCAACTTTCACAATATCAGCACCTTTAATAATTAATTCTTCTGTCATGTTGGGTGTGACAACATTACCAGCAATGATAACTTTTTCTGGATACTCGTCTCTAATTTTTGAAATGAAGTCTACAAAATTTTCATGATATGCGTTTGCAACATCGATAGTGATACACGGGATATCTGGAAATGCTGACATCACTTGTTTAAGAGTTTGATAGTCTTGTGCATCTTTATCCCATATTGCTCCAGTACCAACACAAGCAGAAACATACTTAAATTTTAATCCTGTGCCTGCCGCTTGTTTCCAATCGTCTATGGTATAATGTTTTCTAATAACTGTGAGCATTTTGAATTCTTGCAACACTCTTGCCATTGAAAAAGTTCCTACCCCATCCATATTACTTGCCATGATTGGCACATATGTAAGTTCTTTACCACTGTTTTTAAATTTAAACTTTCTTAAGATATCAACATCACGTCTTGAACTTAATGTGGATCTTTTAGGTTGTAGCAATACATCTGAATAATCTAAATGTATGTTATAATCAATTCTCATTAAATTTTATTTTCTAAAGATTCAATGTCAATCCCTACCATTGTGTTCATGCCTGCAACAGGGCTAGTTTGAAATTCTAAATAATGCATCATGTTTTCTGGAGTAGATTCAATATAAGGATCGCTGTCCTCACCATCGTTGTTTATGCCTGGCTCTTGCCACCATGCTTCTACAACACCGTTGTTAACCACTGCCATATATCTCCAACTTCTATTTCCAAACCCCACGTGGTTCTTTCCAATCAACATTCCCATAAATCTTGTAAAATTACCTGAACCATCTGGAATCACTTTAACATTTTTTAATTTTAACGAATCTGCCCATGCGTTCATCACAAATGAATCATTCACTGAACAACAATAAATCTCGTCAATGCCCATGCTTTTAATTTTGTCTGCATTTGATTCAAATCCTGGCAATTGTTTTGATGTACAAGTTGGAGTGAATGCTCCTGGTAAACTGAATAGCACAACTCTTTTACCTGCAAAATAGTCTTGAGTTGTTTTGTCAGACCAACAACCTTCTTCAAATGTGCATCCACCATCTGGGGCAATATCGCCTTCTCTTACTCTAAATGTTACGTGTGGTATTTTAAATCCCTTCATCTTTGCTCCTTAATTCATAACCGCCAAAAAAGTCTGTAGCATTTATGGCTCTATCGTCTATCCAGACATCATAAACTGGTTTTTTCATTGTGATTGAACTGTGTTTAACATTCCAATCTTTTAGTTGTTGATGTGTAAGTTCAGTCCAGTCTTTGCCTGAATTACCACCTCGTGCTGTCCAATAATGTATTTCGTTGCCTTTATCGTACAGTGCGTTAAGTTTCGCTATGCGAACAAGGTCTGGCTTACTGTCTACATAGTTACTGTTTTCATTATAACAAATTGTTCCGTCAATGTCAACCATATATTTCATTACCAATACCTCATTGCTATACCAAACCCAAGAATATTCATACAAAGGAAATAACTAACCAACATTGTGGGCCAGACTAATTTTCTTCTGTAAAAAGTGAATATGGCTAGTGCTGAACCTATTATGAAAAATGGATAGACCATACGCATATCGGGGTTGGTGGCATTGAGTGCCAACGTCATACTTGCAATAATATTCACAAGTGTGCTGATCATTTCTAACCAAAAGCACAATTTGTCTTGCTTGTATGACTCTTTAAAGTATCCGACTATTTTATTGGTCTTTGCCAACTGCAATAATCAAGTTTTCTAATGGATCAAAGTCGTCTGAATATTTGTGCCATTCACCTTTGTGAGCAATTTTAATTGCCTTGTTTATAAGTGCTGGTTTGATTTCTAATTCTTCTGCCACTGCTTTCACAGTGTCCTTTAATCCGCCACTTAAATCTTCCACTTCTGAAAGAACGTTGGCTCCTTCATCTATAATTCTTTTAAGTTTTGCTTGTTCTTCTGGACCGTATGTTCTGCCTGCCATTATGTTCTCCTTTTTAATTGTTATTATACTTAATTTTTTTCAAGAAGTCAAGTGTCTTATTTGGAATCTCTTAATTTATCTTCGTAGAAATAATCGTCGGAATCACCAAAAGTAACTGTGCTTTCATTTTCACAGAAAAATTCTTTTGTGCTGACTTGGAAGTCTGGTATTTTTAATTCTGATGCTGTGAGTGATTGTTCAAACCAAAGCATTCTATTATTTGGTTGTGCAAAGTATTGTCCATTTGCCAATCTACCAAAATTGTGTTGTTTGTGTTCTGAGGGTACTTCGGACACTCCGGTATTTACAGTGTTGGGATCTCCATGACATGCATCAACAGTGAACAAATATTCACCTTTCATTCTGCCACCACCCTTCAACATGATTTCGACATCACAATTTTTCAACATGGCTTTGGTCCAAACTTGTATATTGGAACTGAATGAATCCCAAAGTTCAAGTGTATCAAGTGGAAGTTGTTCTTCTTGTTTGATGTCTGTGCGCCAAACAAATGCTGATATTGGAAACTTGTCGTAGCAGGCTCCATACTCTGGCAAGTATGCTTCAAACATTAATGCTCTACCCTGTACTGATTTGACTGCTATAAGAACTGCTTCTATGAAATCACCATGCCCACGTT